AGGTATAGCCGCCCGTATCGATGTTGCTCATCATAAAAAGCGAATAGGCTGCAGCGGCAACGGAGATACCGACGCCGATCCACGCGATTGTGGCGGCCTCCAGCCCGAAGGGAACCGGATAAAGCCTGACATCACTATCAGGGCGAATCACACACTTAGCCCACTCGCCTGGCGGAATTAACAGCCCCTCAACCTCAACGGTCAGCGGTGGGACATCCCGATCCTCGTAGCCTTCAACATTTGCCACCAGCCAGCTGCGAATGCTGGTTACACCATGCTCATGCGTTTCGAGTGGTTCACCGGGAAGCCGGGACGGGTAAAAACGAATGGTCATTGCCAGAACTCCACTTTGACAAATCGCCGCTTAAACCGCGGCAACGGCAGAAAGGTGACGTTCGTACCCGGGTTGCATTCCGCCACATGCAACAGACCACCGATACTGACCACGATCCCTACGTGGGTGACGGTCGACCCCGAATAACAGGCCACCCCGGCCCCTTCGCAGGGTTCGCAGCGTTCAAGGGTAAGCATCATCCGGCGCGCTTCCCGGTCGAGGCCGCCGTCGTCTTTGGTGACCCCGGCAAAATCGGGCCAGACGGGTAAATTCAGATCGCGGCGTATCTCGTTCACAATGCCGAAACAGTCAAGTAGCGGGTAGGCTCTACCGCCCTTCTGCCATTTAACAGAACGGTATTTATCAGGGTTGAACATTGGGATTCCTTAGCTGATATAACGCAGTCCGGGGAATACAGGTAGCGTGTAGCGGTAACGTGGCCAGGCTGTATCAAGGATATTCATATAACCCGCGGTAATCTGCGCCTCTGTCGCCGTCCAGTAACCAGACTTGATTTTCAGCGTATACGGCACTTCCGCAGGGGCCGCTAAATCCGTGGAAATATAACGCCGGTACGTCAGCAATGCAGACAGACGGTTAGCCAGCGCATAGCGGATCGCCGTGGACACAACACCATCGATATTGCACAAGGCAAATTTGAGGTCCTGCGTGCCGTCCGCATTGCGCGCCGGCAGCGCAATGTCTATCGTACAGGCGGTAAACGTTACGGTATCGCCGTTCTCCGTCGTTGCCGTGATGTTGTCGTAACCCTGGCAAAGGTAGTGAACATCAGAGCCAATGGTGATCTGCAGCGTTTCAAAGATCACCTCCGGTCCGCTGCTGGCGTAGAGGCGGTTGAGTCTTGTCATGATTTTTACCCAATAAAAAAGGCCACCCGAAGGTGACCTTAAAAATTGGTGTCGAATGTGGGTGTACCCTCACCGGCAGGATCGCTATTCCGCGCTTTATTTCACGCTCCGGCTACGGAGCGGCATGAAGGACTTTCCCACAAATCGACACAAGTGATTATGAAGGTGAAACGGTTTTAATCAAGCCTTGGGCCACTCCTTATTCAGCGCAATATCCAGCAGTGAGCTGCCGACGATCCATTCCGGGTAATTACCCCATGGGGCAGGAGCAAGGGGGCGTTCCCATAACTCAAGCGTCGCCGTGTACTTCCAGTAAATCGGGGCCACCAGCACCGGTCCCTGATATATATCTGTGAAGCGGCATTTGTAAAACTTAATGCCTGCCGGCGTCTGCAGCTTCATCATGAACCATGCAGCCCCGTCAGATAACGCATCACGGAACCAGGACTCAAACGCCAGTCCCTGCGCATCGGTTTCCATAAACCAGGTGATGCTGGCCTGCGTCGGCGTGGACGTATAAGCTCGCCTTTGCCGCGCGCGGCCGGTGATTAACTGGGTACGTTTTAACGGGCTTACAGGCTGGAATCCGTATCCTTCCTGTAATGGCATAGGGAGGCTGTCATGTGGGTAGTTGATATCAGTCATGCAGTCTCCCGGTAAAGTATCTCGAATAAAATTTCACCATTAACCTCAGGAGGATATTCATTTCAGAATAAAGCACGATGGAATCGAAGAAATCTCTGATTTTTTTGGTTCAGATTAACGAAGATAAAAATCTTATTGAATCGACACAAACACACAAGGCGATATATTTATCAGCTCATCTTAAGAGCTAAAAGAAATCAGAAAAAACAGCATTATCAATATATTAATTTTATTGACTTTAATGTGAGCTTACATTGTTTCGGCACAGCCCCATATCAAAATAAAAAAGGGCGACGTGCCGACAGGAAATATACGTCAATGTGACTGCTTGTTTAAAAGCAACTCCTGAAGAAGAAGCGCAATAGAAACAAAGATCAAAACCCCACAAAAAACAATTTTTGCAAAATCATAGTTAAACACGGTTGTAAGCGTATCATTATTATATAAGTGATTATGCCTATAGGAATAAGTTGTGTAGATATCATCGTATATTTCAAGAATTCCACCGACTATCAAAACAAGCCAAAGAAATGAAAACTTCACTCGGACCTCCTTACGTTTACGTCTCCTATTGAAGATAAGCCCGCCAATAAAAAGAGGAGTCATAAAAGCTATGAAGTCTTTAAATGTAAATGTTAACAACGCTTCCATTAATAAGATCCTTGTGTTTTCTTGCACCTACTCAGACTGTTAGACTTACCTACCTAATCAAGTCTCAGCTAATGCAGTTTAGCTTACCTAGGACCGTGTCGTGTATAGTTTCCTTTTAGAGCGTTGCCAAAAGCTCCTTGTGGCATGGTAACCTCCTTTGTGAGTTCACCTTTTAACTGCCTGGAAAGCTGTCGATTATTCTGATTGAGTGTAGCGCTCAACTGCTCCGGAGTAATACCCTGGAGATGAAACTCCTGATTAATCGGCGCGTGTACAGTTGTTTGCCTACGGTTATCGCTGTTAACGTTCTGAACACCAGTACCAAACCCTGTACGCCCCAGAGTTGCATCAAGCGGTTGGCCATTTCGAAGTGCCTCAAGCTGAGACACGCCGATCCGGTTCGTTGATGCCTGGTCGAAGACGTACTCTCCTTTGTGAACAATACCCGCTGGCTGATACTTACCACCGGGGCCTGTGTAACCGCCGGAGGCGAAGCCAACACCTGAAACAGCCTGGATATTTGAGACGATACTGGCTGTCTGCGCAGCGATTGAGGCCATAGCGATGATGTTGGCCGGATAAGGCGCGCTAACTGCACCGCTTGCTATAGCCTGCTGGATTTTCACCATTGAGTCCGCGATAGCGAATGCCTTGCTCGCAGCAAAAGCGACCTTGTAGATTGCCGATTGCTCACCAAACCCCGTTCGCATGATTTCAGCGGTGCTATCAAACAAGGACTGCGTGGCCGCAGATATGATGGTGTTTTTCTGAGCCTCTATGACCTGATTTGCATCGGCTGCACGCTGACGAATAGAGGTCATTCTGGCCTCACCCTCGGCAGTTATTTCACCGGCCTTCGCATAAGCTTCCTCCTGAGCTGCCAGCCAGCGCTGGAGCTCTTGCTGAGCCTGTCCATATTCGTTGATTTGCCCCTGCATCCCCTCAAAAGTTCCTGAGAGTCGCCCTCCTGTGGGTGTCAGGTTTCCTACAACATTACGAACCGTCGAGGGCAGTTGCATATCGGTGTTTTGATAAATATCTGCCCGCGTTTTTTCATATTCACCGGGTTTTAGTTGCCCGGTTGCTTTGGCCTTCTCCAGCAGTTCAAGACGGGTTTTAAGCAGATCGTTGGTCCGCTCATCCTTCGTCTTTACCTGTTCCTGCATCTTCCGATAATCGTCCAAGGTTTTTACGGAATTTTGCAGTGCCTCCTGCTGCTTATACGCCTGGAGGATTTCATCTGAACGGGAAAGGATCGACTTCTGGTCAGCGGTGAGCTGCGTTTTAGATTTGAGGTCAGCAATCTGCTGCTCGAACTTGATCCGAGCCTGTGTCGCGCTATTAAGCTTGTCACTGGCATCCAGCTGGGACTGCATGGCAGCAGTCTGCTGGTTTATCTGATCAAGCAGCCGGGTTGCTGCGTCCTCTGTATAGGCTTTTTCTTTGTGGGTCTTAGGCTGCCCAGCTTTTTTGGCCTGCTCTAGTTCCTTTTCTCTTACAGCAATTAGCGCATTGGCCTGTTCGATTGCTTCTTTATTTCCTGAGAAAGCAATTTTTCTGGACTGTGCTCTTGCCTCCTTTAACCGAGCTTCTGCACCGGCAACCCTGTCTGCCGCCAGATACTCCTTATTAATCCAGTCAACGGAATTTTTTACCGCCTTATTACCTTCAATGGTAAGTGTGTTCATCGTGGTTTGCAGATCTAATGCCTGGCCGATAAACCTCATCGTAGGGTCAATTGCGCCACCAAGCGCTACGTTTTGCCTACCCTTATCCGCTGCTGTGTAATAATTTTTGACCTCAATAGCTGCAGCTGTCCACGAATCACCTATTTTCAGGATCTCCCGTCGATGCTTATCAATATCAGCATTCAAGGCGGTGAAATTAGCAGAGTCCTTGTATTGGGCTACCTTTGTCCTTGCCTCGTCATAACTAAAACCAACGTCGATAAGCTTATTTATTGCTTCGCTCGCACCGTCATTAGTCGTTATAAACATACTACTGACTTCATCAATCGCCTGACCAGTCTTGTCAGATATGGCAACCATATTAAGCGCCAGCCGTTCTGCAGCATCTCCGTTAGCGCCAAGAGACGTTGTGGCTATTTTTGTCGCAGCATCAATTTCCTGTCGGTTCTGATAGACGGCATAAGTTAGCAACCCAACTGAAGCAGCTGCTACGCTATAGGGATTAACCAGACCCATGACATATGTGCCAACGCCCTTAATCGCTGGCCCAATGCCGCCAAACATATCTTTGAGCTGACCGCCCTGCTGCATAAGAACCATAAACGGTGACTGCCCGGTAGAAAGACCGACAACGATATCGGTCATCTGAGCAGGGATCATGCGCATAGCGTTGGCAGTCTGAGCTGCAGATTGGCTTGTTTTACCCAATTGCGCCTGGGTTTTCTCCAGAGCATCGCGGGATTCTGCAAGTTTACTGTTGAGGCGATCGTAAGCCAGGGGCGACAGCATCCCGGATGTTTTAGCTGTATCCAGCTGGCGCTGCTGCTCGTTAAGGCGACGGAATGCTTCACCTACGGGATCTATTTGGGCTTCAAGACGACGCAGCGCGGTTACCTGCTCATCATGTGCTTTTACAGCCTCGCGCTCGGCTTGTGCTTCGCCGGTTACTTCCCGACGAGTCTCCTGCAGTTTTTTGCTGTATGCATCATATTGGGAAGTATTAATTGCGCCCGATTTAAAGGCAGTATTCAGTTCACTTTGTTGTTGTTCAAGATTGCGAAGAGCAGCTGCCAGAGGGTCGATTTTATCGAGCATTCTCTGGAATGCATCAGCCTGCGCCTCCTGCTGCACAGCAGCCAGTTTGCTGGCCTTCTCTGCTTCTCGTTGAGCTTGTGCAACACCACTTAGTTCCTCAGTGGTGTCATTCAGCATCTTAGACAGCGAACGAAACTCTTCCTCGTCAATCAGCCCTTTATCGAAGTATTTTTTCAGCTCACTATAGCGACGTCCCACGGTATCAATTGCAGCACCAACCGGATCAATGGCTGCACGCAATTTATTGAGGGCTTCTTTTTCCTCATCGGTAGCGCGGGAAACTTTGGTGATGGTGGCCACAGCCTTATCCCCGGACTGAGTCATTTTATCAAGCGCAACTGTTAGACTATCAGCCTGCTTCTCTGCCCCGGAGCTATCAAGAACGATCGCAAGGCGGGATGTTTGTTCAGTCATTTACCTTTCTCCGGGCAATAAAAAACCCCGCCGAAGCGAGGTTAGAGCTTTTGAAACTGTTACGCTTTTAATTCATTGACGGTGAAAAATTATTGCGCCGATAATCGCCGCAAAGACCGCCAGCACAAACCTTGCGATCAACTTTACATTGACGTCAGCCAACCTATCACTGGCCTCAGTATCGTCAGCGCTAACTATTGTCTTCGAAGGGGTAACGTCGCTCCCGCAATGCTTGCACTTCACCGCTTCAGCGCTTATTAATTCTGCGCAGTATGGACATTTGACTGAGTTTGCGGATGGTTTGAACTTCTCACCGACCAAAGCAATGATGACTCCTGCAATCGCTACGAACCCGCCAAATATCATGTAATTTTGTCGTGAAGACATTAAACCAAGATTGTTAACTCTGTAGCCATCACCAGCAGCCACTGTCACATCCATAAACAATGCTGACACAGCGAAGATAATGCCAATCGCGATAGCTATATATCCGATAATCTTCACATCCATATCTCCATAATGAATACTTGCACTCAGAGTAACAGCGATACTCGTATGTGGTAAAATCACCTGATCGTTTATCAGGATGTTCGCCCCGTCTGTATCAGTGTAACTTAGAGAGTAAACCCCAACAAAGGAATTACCATGGATAAGTTCGACAGAAATGTACAGCGTGAACTGCTGAAAGAACTATATGAAACATCACCGTATGGTATTAACCATGAGCGAGAAGGTCACTATAAATCAGCATTTGGTAGCGAGGATAACCTAGTAGCAAACCTTATCTACCTTCGTGACCATGAGTTGATAGACTGTCATTTAGAGCAAGTCATGTCCGGATCTTATATTGTTATGCTCGATAACACTAAAATAACGAATAAAGGAATTGACTTTATTCGGGATGATGGTGGGCTTAGTGCAATATTGAACGTTCAAACCATCAAATTCCATCGAGAAGCCATCGTAGTCCTCGAAGACCTTATTGCAATGTCCAACATGAACGACGAGCAAAAGGAAAAGGCTAAATCCACACTCGGCGAACTATCAACTGAGGCTCTTAAAACAGTGGTGCAAACCGCGACGACTGCAGGATTATCCGTATTATTTGGAAAATGACAAGCAATAGAAAAGCAAAAACCCGCCGGAGGCGGGTAAAACGCAGTCACGTCAATTATGATGCTTTAACTTCTTTTAGTGCTGTCCATTTACTAAAAAACAATTCGGCTGAGAAAATCGCGGCATCAGCAATTTCCTTAGTTATTGTGATTTCAGTAATGTGATAGTCCGCTTCATTTCTTGAGTCTCGCATTTGTTTTAAGTTATAACCCATAGCCTTCAACTTGCGCTTGTCATAAGGTTCAGATTTGCATTCTGCAGCATTCGTCATATAGCCAATGAGATTGCCATGGTGATTGCTACTAAAAGCAGGGACATTTGTAAGAGAAGCCATAGCCTCGTGAAACATCCCATAGTATGCACGAGATATGCAACTTCTGTAACCCACTTCATTTTCATGGCTGAGGCAGAATTTTGCCGAACTAATGAAATCCTCACTGTTGATAGACATAGGTCATTCCCACGTGTAGCTCTCGTTGAGGAGAGAATCGGCCAATAAGGTTACAATCATCAAGCAGTGGCTCATCACAAACAGCTTCTGCCAAGGCATAATTCATTTCTGCAATCGTTCTAGGGTCTTTGTTTTTAATATCGGCAACATAGCAACAATTGCCTCTTCTACTCACCTCAACCAACCCTAACTCAGCATTAAATTCTTTTGCTATGCGTCCTATAATCAAGGCTAGTGTTTCAAATTGTTGTTGCGTACAACCTGAAGAGCAGTAAGCGTCATCTAACTCTAAAAGCAATTCTTCTTTATGTTTTTCAGCCAATTCCCTGCCCTCCTCATTGGATAGCAGCCTGATATGACGGTCCATATAGCGGACAAGACCATCTCGATCTCCGAATCGGTAAGCATAAGAAAACGCGAGAGATGTCAGTCTTTTTGACTCATATCGATCCGCATATTCATATGAGCTATCTTTCAGTAAGTGGTCCTGCCAAGTTAAGCGTAGAGTTACTAAATGATTGTAAGGTATAGAAACATCATCGTACTCTTTACTTGCTTCTACGAAAGCAGCATTTGATTTTTCGAATTTGCCTGCTACTGCATATAACAACCCCAAGGCGGTTGCAGAAAAAGGAGATGTAATCTGTTCAATTTCACGCAGAAATCGACGATATGAGATATCGTCGAGAGTTGCCCCAGTGCTGAGCATTTCTGCGAACATCTCAATGTACTCAACAGATTTTTCCTTTGGTATGCCTGCAGCCATTCCAACTTTCGCCTTTATCACGTGGGTCTAGAATTCTATGTACTTTGGTTCAGATTAGTCAACCTGAAACTGCCTACAAATTGTGCTGCAGTCACGGCTGAATGAACTTCGCACGTGAAGCCATAATCATTGTGGTACGCCATGAAGAAGTCAGTAGCTCGGAAGTCCATGTTAGTATCTTTCACTTTATAACGCTGCAGTTTACTTACCGTCACTGGAAAATGCCGAGGCTCATTTTTTATTACTAGCCCTCTTATGCGCCTCTGCCCACCCTGCCCTCCAGACATCATCAAGAGCCAGTATCGCTGCATCAAACTCAATGCGGTCGATCAGGATGGTGCGTGATGCCAGGTAAAGCTCAATATCGTTCAGGGATAGAGGGAGCGGCACTCCGGCCATGCCGGCATACTTCCTGCCGCGCGATATCATGGCGTAAGCGTTGAGGATCTCCCCAGTGACCGCATCGATTTCAGGCTCTGGAATGGGTGGGAGATTTAGCTTCTCCCTGCGCCACTTTGCTTTCTCGCCCTGCTCGCCAGCGAAATCCTTTAGCCACTTTTGGGCCTCTATGGCTTTTTTACGGTTTCCTGAGTCTGCTGCTCCTTACCCTGAGCAATGTTTGCCGCCTCAGCCAGTATCAGCCAGTATAGCGCCGGGTGCTGTTTCAGCATGGCAGCCCCAAGTTCGGGGGTGTAGTCGAGAGCAACCTCTATGCCGTCGACTAACTTACCTACTCCCTCCCAGCCTTTCAGCAGGAACCGAGCGGCGTTATCGATCAGCAGGTCATCAACAGAGTCTATATCGTCCACGCTGGCGAGATTAAAATCCGTTGTCCCCACCTTATAACCTGCGTCCATCTTATCGATGTGGCGGCGCACCAGCGCGTTACGAGAGCGATATTGCGGATTCTCGCTGCTGGCCACCAGCAGGCGAAGTTTGAACAGCGATTCTTCTTCCGGCGAGAATTCCTTTTTGCTGCCTTCTGGCTTTTTGTAGGGATAAAACCAGCGCTCGCCATTTAAATCAATTTTCGGGGTAACAATCAGCATAAAAAACTCCATAAAAAAACCCTCCAAAGAGGGCCAATTTTAATCACCACCGCCATTAGTGGCAGGGACGCGGGTAATAGTTGGCGGAGTATTGGCCGCGGTGATATCCAGTTGAACCTGAACAATGTCAGTGCTCCCCGCATCCGGCCAGTCGCCGGAGATCTGCACTTCCGGGAAATCGAAGGTATAGGCGCCTTCATCATTCTCCAGCGTGAAGCTAAACGGCACCGTTTCGCCGGTGAACGTTTTTTTGTAAACCTCCCAGGCAGCCTTTGACCATGACAGCGTGATTTGACCTGACGGGGTAAAGGTTGTCGGAATGTTTGCGCCGGCGAACGCCGAACCGGTACCGATGCAGCGCTGAGTCTGCATATTGTTGTTGAACTGAATGTTAAAGGTGTCGACGCAGAAGCCTGTCCCGCCATCAACACCATTTAGCCGGATGTTTGTGACCTCTTTGAAGGAGTAACGCAGCGCCCCCGCTAAATCCACTGGCGTGGTGAAAAAGCTGGTATCGTCCCCCTTCGTCTCCCAGTCCAGCCCTGCAAACGTAATGGTTGCAGTGATATCACCATCGGCCGGGATTTCCATCTGGAAGGTACCAACCTGGCAACCGCGTGCAATCTGGGCGATCCCCACATCACTGGCAAAGGTCGCCACGGAGAACGTAATACGACCATTACCCATCGTCAGCACGTTATTTACCCATTCGGCGCCGAAACAGCTGGCAAGAAAATCGTCATGCTGATTCCAGCGAAACCGTGTGCCGACATCGCCGCCGACATCCACTGTGCCGCGTGAAACACCCTGCGCCATACGGTCACCAGCGATTTCGTCATTGTCGTTGGTGTTCTGAGTTGGTTTCAGACCAAATGAAGAACGGCGCAGCAGGTTCCACGCCCCTGCTGTTGGCGTGATTCCTGGCGTTGTCTCGCGAATAAACGCGGCTACTACTTTTGCACCTGAGCTCACAGGAGCCTCCTGTTTTTTGTGCGCTACAGAGCGCGATAAGGAATTTGAAGATTGAGCTGTAACCAGCCATCGGTCTCACCCGCCGGCACAGCAGAAACAGCGAAATAACTAAGTTTTCCGTCGTCCTTGAACTCGAATAGCTCCGTTAGCTGATCAGCCGTCCGGGAGATAAGCAACGTCCCGGAGCCAACCGGAACAAATAGCTGAATGATGAGTAAGCCCGTCCTGTGGACGACTGGCCCATCCCCGATCTCGGTTGCGCCAGCCTGTCCTGCAATGTTGGTGAGGCGGGCCCAGATATCGCGGTTGCTGGGGTCAAATACCGGACCATTGGGATAATCCACCGCATCAGAGGCAATAGCGGTCTGTGCCGCCATTCGGGAAATGACAGCGTTTCTGATTTCTGTAAGGGTCATTTGTAGGCCTGAATCACACCATTAAACGAGACGGCATAGACGCCTGTTGGCGCCTGTGTTGAGTGGCCATTCTCCAGAGGCACGGAGTAAGGCAGGTTCGACTGGATGTAAATCACCGAGTAGGCTGGCGCCTGGTCAATGATATTTTTGCCATTAAGAAACGTCATTGTCCCGCGCGGATCCGGTTCGGTCGGGACGGAATGATTAGGTTCGCCGATGCTGACGAAATGCGATGCCCTGAAGGTTCCTGCGCGATACTCAGCCGGCCGCCTGATATCCATGCTGTCATTAACACGGACTTTCTTTCTGAGACGGCCTGTCTTTGTCAGGTTGGCAGGATCGGCATAAAGAGATTCGTTCCATTCCCCAACAGCTTTGTTGTACTGAACCGCGGTCGCGTTAATGGCCCACAGCTCCGGGTTTCCTACCGGCGACCGCTGAACGATTTCATTCAGCAGCTGAATGGCGATTGTCCGCTGGCGTAGTTTGACATCTTCTGCCACCAGCCCGGCGAATGCCGCCGGGTCAATGTTCCAGCCCTTAGCCATATCACGCCCTCCGCAGTTGAATGGAGTACGCAGCGCCAGCAGAGTCGGCAGAAGCGGTGATGACCTCGTAGCGCTGAAGCTCACCCGTAACCGGATCCGGTGCGGTGATGATATGCCCGACGGCCGGCTTATCAGTCACCTCGTTAACCAGTGCGGTTAGCTTCACATCACCATGCAGAATGTTAACGCCATCGATACGGCGCAGCTTATAGCGCGCCAGTACTCCACGCCCCGAGTAAGTCACCTGCGTTTCAGTGCCGGTTTCCGTCACCGGGTCCCAGGCACCCCGAACGGTATATGACCCAGTGAAATCCTTAACGGCATCCTGCAGGTCGGTATCGAATGCCGCGGCGACTTCGGTTTGCAGCTCGTCACGAATGCCCATTGCACCCACCAATACGCTGCTGAGGTTTAACGATCACTGTACCGTGGAGTTTGCGGGTATAAATTTCGCCATTGCGCTTAACCCGCAGCGGGAGCGGAGCAAACTCTACAACACCCTTTGCCTCGTTTGCGTAAACGACATGTCTGATCGGGTTTCCATTCACAAACACATCGCGGGGACCGAGCCCGTCGCCGGCATAATGCACATATGGATTTTGCATGTTACCCCCTTACCGCCGCTCAATATGAGCATGGATAAAGTCGGTTTTAAGCGACTCCATAGCGCCAACCATCACATAGGGGCGTCCACCGTTATGCCAGCAATCAATCGCGTTACCCTCATCATCAAGCAGTATCACTGCGACACTGTGGCAGCCGCCGTTTTCGGCTCTCTCCAGAGCCTGTTTCAGCAGGCGAATAACCTGGTCGTTATCGAGGTTGTGATGGCTGGGCTTTTGAAATGGGACCACCTTCAAATCGGACATATCACGCCCTCACAAAGAACGTCTGGAAAGGGTTAATCATCCACGGTTTGAGCATATCCAGCGCCAGCTGCAAATCAGGATCGAGTAATTCAGTGCTGGTGGTTGAAAGCTCGGCAAAAGTGCGGGAAACCTTCACATCGTCGGCCTCAACGCTTTTGCTCGTCACCACGCCGGAATCTGTTTTTTGCTGATACAGATTGCCTGCAGCGGCTACGGAAGCGATAAACGCTCCGGCTTGCTTAACTTCTTCATGAATATGCTCCGGGTCGATATCCTGAAGGTTAAGCGCCGTCATCCAGGTGTTTGCCTGGAGCACGGCTTTAGCCTTTTTGTCGGCGGCAGCCCAGGTATCCCCCAGCAACTCGTCAACGTCCTGGATTGTTATATAAACGGTCATCGGATCCTCACCAAAAGAAACGGGGCTTTCGCCCCGTCGATTAACCACCCGCAGGAGCAGTGAACGCGATCGCTTCAGTTGTTTTCACCACGCCGTCAACGGTAGCCGTCACCGTGAAGGAGCCGGCCGTAGCAGAGGTGAGTTTCACCGTCGAGCCACCAGCAGACCCTGTCTGTGACGTCGAAGCACTGAGTGTGCCGCCTGTAGACGTCCACGCCACAGATGCCCCGGAGACTCCTGCACCATTTCTGGTGTACTTGAGCGAAACGGTCACCGCGTCGGTACTGTCAGCAGTTGCGGAAGTTTTATCCACTGACAGGGTTACTCCCCCGCAGGGGCTTCCAGCTTAATCAGTACGCCTGCAGTGGATTTGTTACTGGTGAAATGTTTCTTCCAGTTCGCGCCGGTGCCGATTTTGGTCAGGTCAGGGTTAGCGCCCTTCGTCTCATCCCAGCTGTAACCCAGCAGTTCAACGTTAACCGTACCCTCTGCGCGATAGCCAATGGCAAGGTTTTCCTGGTCGTTGATATCGTAGGAACGGAAGCCCGGAGCCTGTGATTCCGTTACGGATACCGCGCCGGCCACCAGCCCCAGAATCGCATCAACTGGCATGGTGTCAGTTACCAGCACCGGTTTACCCAACGTGCCTGGCTGTCCGCCATAAACCACCACGCCAGCTTCTTCGTAAATTTTGTTGTCGATAGCCTGATCAACAATGTCGAAATAGGTCGTGGAATGCATAACGAACAGCGCAACACGGTTAAATTTATCGCCGTATTTACGCAGGCCACGGGTCAGCGTTTTCTTACCATCAGTGGCAATATCCGCGGATACCGTCATGTCAGCATTTGCGCCAATGGCTGCAACAAGACCCTGTAGGGCATACTTGATATAACCTTCAAGCGTTGCATCAGCGACGTCGACGCCGATCACCTCGGAGAATTCGCTAACGTCGCGACCCCGACGTTTAAACGCCTCCTCCGTGGTTTCATACGGGCCGTATTTCCACGGCGCCTTAACGCTGACAGATTCACCGGCACCGATTTTTTTACCCGTTACCGGGTCGGTGGAGTTTACGTTGCGCGATTCGATAGAACCACCAACTTTATAGAAGGTGCGCTTGCGAAAATCACCCTCAATCAGTTCGTTGTCGAGAATGATTGCGCCGTTTGAAGCGGCGTTGAAGACTTCCAGATTATCCTGGCGACGCTCAAGAAACGCAGTCTGCGCGAGGTCGTCATAGATAATCAGGTCACTGTTTACGGTCGTAGGCATTGATTAGTCCTTACTTAGGCAATTTGAGATAGGCCTGCTGGCCATGTTTGCGGATGTAGTCCGCTTTGTCGCTTGAGCTCATTTCTGAACGTTTCAGACTACCGCCACCGCCACCGGGTTTATGACCACCAGCCCCGGAGCCTTCGGCGCGCGGGAACAGGTGCGGGGCCGTCTCTTTCAGGGATTCAGCCCACTCAACCGGGGTGAGCGGAGTTTTGCCGTCTTTACCGAACAGAACATCGCCATTTGCATCAACTGCTACGGCCTCGCCTTCGTCGTTGAGCTGGAATGTGCCTTTAGCACGAAGAATCAGATCGTCGGATGCTTCTGGCAGCGCGCCAGCCTTAAGCGCTGCGCTGCGAATAGCATCCCCCAGGACGCGATCACGGAATTTGCTCGAGAACGCTTCCGCCTTTTCAGCGCGTTCGTTGGCGGCTTTGATTTGCTTATCAACATCAGCACGTAGCCGCTCAGTGCGTTTATCCAGTACCTCGTCAATTTTCCCGGCGGCGATCAGTTGCGCCTCTTCATCATCAGAGAAACGCTGGAGAATGGTTTTCACCGCGTCAGGATCGATACCTTCAAAACGCTTAAGCGACTCAGTGGACTCTTTGAGCTTACCGAGTAACTCACTATTTTTATTTTTCAGGCCTGAAACCTGAGCACTGACCTGCTCATCGATCAGCTTTTGGATTTCCGGCGTAATCTCGGGCGCACCACTACCGGAGCCACCGCCATCACCACCTTCACCACCAGCTGCCGAATAATATTTAATGAGCATGTTACGAATAAGCATGTTGTCCCCTTGGGATAGTAACTGTGGGCCTGGCCCAATAAAAAAGGCCGCCCGAAGGCAGCCTGATTGAATAAGATATGTTGGTTAAAGCCTGGCGTTTCTGAATGCCTGATCATCCTTTGAGCGCAACTGGTCCAGCGTCAGCCACTCGCCTCTGTCGTTGTAGAACTCATCGGGAGACATGCCGCCATCACGAATCAGCCTGGCACGCGTTTCTCCGACAATCTGAGATTGTCGCGTGAACGACTGCCGGGAGAACCAGTCCTGGTAATTCGTGTCGGCCGGAACTTGTCCATCCATGCTGGCGCGCGAGCTGTCCTTGATTTCGCCGACTTTGATACCCAATTCCTCGGACGATTTCAGTATGTATGTTTCGGTGCTACGACAGCAAAAGTGGATTTTCCCCGGTCCCTGCAAATAAGGCACCTTGTGCCCTATCGGTTTGTTATCCAGCGTGTACTTGAGGCGGTCGCGGATCCGACAATCCTTTGATGTCCGGTTATCCAAAGTGGATAACCACTGCTTACCCTTCAGAATGTCGTCGTTCGCCGACGCAAAGCTTTGTCTTGCTGTTGATGCAAGATGCCCTACTGCTGTTTTCGCTATGCTGGCTGCATTGGCCCGGCTCATCTGAAGCGCACCATCCTGGTAGCCGCGGTTAGCATGTCCACGAACCTTTTTTGCGATCTGCTCATGCGTATCGCCCAGGAGAAATCCCTGCCGCACCGTATTGGATATGCGCGCCATACGATCAGCTTCGAGGTTGCTGGCCCATTCGCTTAGCAACCGCCCCTGAAATGGACGCCCCATCGCCGCGGCATAAACCGCATCCGGGGAGATGCCCACCAGCGGATGAAGAGCAAGAACATCGTCGGGAATAGCAAACTGGAAGAGGCTCATCTGAAAAGTGGCTTCGTGCTTCGCCAGTTCCTGCAACTCGGCAGTAAGAGCTGCATACATCGACTGAATCGCATCCTTGTTTATCGCCCTGACGCTTACCAGTAACGCTTCCAGCCTAGAAACGGTAAAGCTCTCAGCGTCCAGCGTATCAATAGCCACCAGCAACCTTGCGGTAAGTTCGGCGTCGCTGTCATTCAGGACTTTTATCATCCTGTTGGCAACGCCGGTGCTGTAGCGACTAACCCATATAGCGTGGGCTATGGATTCATCATGCAGTTTGTCATTCGCCGTTGCCATTATTGCCACCAATCAGGTTAGGCGCGCCGTTACGAATAGCGTCAATGACAGTTTCAGGGTCGTCAGCAGGATCTATCAGGTCAAGCCTCTGCAGAGCTCTGACCATATCAGTGTCGCGAATCGCACCGTACTGCCAGGCATTGACGATTGCCGTTACCATGCCGGATTCTGCGACTTTGGCGATAAACTCCTGATTGATGCTGTAACGATATTCCTCGCCTTTTATGCCGAGATATCTGGCGCACCAGCCGAGCGCCAGCGTATAGGCCTCCGAGACATTGGAAACGCAAATGCCGAGCACCGATGTGGATGCGGTTTGCTCGCCGCTGGATTGCGTGGCGGTTTTAACCGCGCCGTTCTGCTCGATAAGCCGGGCGCCAAGCTGAACAGAATAATCACGCTTACTGTCCATCGCCTCTTTAGCCAGGGTGTTTGGTTGCGCCTGAGCATAGGTAAAACTCCCCTCCTTCGGCAGCAGGAATGGAGAACGAGAACCGACACGAATTCCCTTATCCTGCAGCCAGTCACGCCAGGCGGTATCAAGACCGGAAATCACCGGCTGAACCTGACCGCAGAAAAATACGCTGTCTTCGTAATCTGCCGAATTACGATAATGGCCAAGGTTAATTTCAACGAGGGCGGCTAAAGGCGACTCGTCGATGGTGGGATCATTATTCTGCGCACCAACGAAGGTAAAGGGGATCTCATCCCAGAAATCCTCACCTTTTGGCTTAGGATGATACTCGGAAGTGACGGAAAAAGAGCCTGCGTCAGCTGACTTTCGCCATACCCGGCAGACAAACTTTCCGTTCTCCAGAGCCAGTTCGCGATACTGGATTTCATCCTCGTACGCAAAACCATCTTCCTTTTCCATGCATTCGCGTAAAACCACCAGCACCAGTTGATCACGTCCATTGATGCGTTTGGTGCGCCAGTTAATGATGCTTTCCGCCTGATAACGAAGGATGATCGCCTCGTCGGTCTCAGCTGCATAATCCGTATAAAGCCCCTCGCGCGCGGCCTCCAGAATATTTTCTGTAACCTGCTGGGACTGCTGATAAATGCTGGCACCAGCACCATCGGCGTTGTCACGAAGATAATTCAGTTTATCCGGCGCGGTCATGGTCGGGTCTTTTCTGAATGCCAGCCCCAGTAGACCCACTTTTGTATTGCCCGTTATCGCGTAGAAAACGGCGCGCTGAATGTAATCAGCATTGCGCTTTTTATTGCGTGCAGACTTATCGGACGGATCCAGAAAAGGGAGGTATTCATTCCCGGCGGCCTTTACAGCATCAGCCCCTTTGCACACGTCACGAATTTTTTTCCACACGGGCATCGCCGCCCTGACCTCAGGGCGAACATAAGTAATATCGTTATTGGCCATCAGAATGTCGTGTCCAGTGAAATAGAGAATGCAGGTCGAACGATTGGGAATTGCTTCACAATGAAGTAACCGGCGCCATCGTTGGGGTGATCGTTATCGCTCTTTTTATCCGGCTCGCCGTTTTTATCCCACACCTGTTGTTCCAGGCAGTCGGCATAGACCGGGCAACGGGCCACATTCACCTTGTACCGGCGATCACCATTACCATTACAGAACATGGCGTTCATGGAGTTGATGCGGTCCTTTACCGGCGGGTTAGCATCATCAACGATGACGTTAAATCCGGCCTGCCGGAGCTGCTCAATATCTGTTTTGCTGGCGTTGTTTGACTTCCTGGAATCACCAGAGGCATCCGGATAAATATAAATCTCGCGGACCTTGCGGTAGTCTCCGTCGGCATACAGCCAGAAACGCTCCTTGATGATGCGTATCATGTCGGGCGTATCGTAAGCGTTGATAATCTCGGTTACCGCGTGCGGTAAGCCGAGCCGCAATACATGGACGATCCCTGCCATCTTCCCGACGTTGAAATCCATCCCGATATACAGCGCTTCACCTGGCTGCTCTTCCTCACTGGAATTATTCAGCACCCTGTCGAACTGATGATAAATGGTGCCGCTGGTCAGGTTAGTAAACTGGCCATTCAGATATGCCTTGATCAATTCCGGCGGGTAACTCGCCAGGAGCGAAGGAATATAGTCATCCGGCAGGTTCTTTTCGTTGTCGAATGTCGAAGCCTGTACCAGACCATACATCGACCTTAGTTCAGGCTTTTCCCTCACAGCCTTAACAAACTGGTTATAGACGAACTTAAATCCTTCAGGTGTGGTAGTCACGTCAATGCCATTACGCAGACCATCAACCTTATAACGCATACGCGCGATTATTTTTCGCCACGCCTGACG